GTATCATGTTTTGTAAATCAGCTACTTCTTTAACAGCAGCAGCATGACCTGGATGATCTTTAATCCAATATGGATGTTTAAGATCTCCCATGATTTTTGAAACTTCTTTTTGTGCTTCGCCAGGTGTAAATCCACCACTCTCGGTTTGATCTGGTCCTAAATTATCTTCAGAAAAATTATCAGATAATTTACTAAGAGCTTTAATAAAGCCAGGATGATTTAATATATCACTACCATCTTGTAGTTTAACATCTTTTAAATCATCAACAAAAAATTTACCAAAAACATTATTAGCTTGATTAATTTTTTTATCATAAGCTAAACCAAATTCTTTGCGTAATTCTTGTTCAGAATTAAGTTTATTTAATTCTGCTTGTTTTTGCATTTCTTCATTTCCTTGGCTTTCCAAATTACCATAGTAATCTAGTATTCCTTGCACTTGTTGAGGTAACATTCCTAACTTATGTGCATGAGAAACAAAGTTTTTTACTGGTTGCGGATCTGCTCCTTCTTGTAATGCATAATTAACATTATAATCATCAGGTGTTTCTGGTACACCTAACTTAGAAAATGTTTGTTTCCAATCATCTTCCGTAAAATTTTTATTTGGTACTGGCATTTTATCAGCACCTACCATTCGTTGTGCATGAACATAACTTTTTGCTAGTTGTCCAGCATCTTTAAAATTTTGTAACGAGGCATCTGCTCGTATATCTTCTGGCAAGGTATCGATAAATGATGTTTCTTGCGGTTGTTCGTTTATAGTTGTTTCAGATTGCACCTCTGGTGCAGTTGTCTGTTCATCAGCCATTCTTTTTCTCCTTTAATTGTGGTTTTAACATTGTCTTAATCCACAAAGTAACTGCTCGCATACCTTCTAAATTTGCTGCTTTATATGGATCAGGATCAAATGTTGAAGTATGTATTCCTGTTCTATTTTCTAAATCAGCTAAAACTAATGCACCCTCTTTGGTGCTAAAGGTAATTTGATATGCTTGTCGTAATTCTTTTATAATTTGTTCTTGTTTATCAGGCATTAAGTTCCTTTAATAGCGGTGCTGCCTTTCCTCCAGCTTCCGCCATCTGTGATGCTTGATCCATTTGTGCTTGTTGCTGTTGAGCTTCCGCTTGTTGTTGTCGTATGCTCGCAACTTCTTGATCAGATCGTAAAATTTTTCTAGGAACACCCAACACATCAGTAATATGTTTAACAAGTTTATCTGAATCTAGGTAATCCATAACTGGCATCATTTGTGATAATGGAGTTATAATTTCTAATGAACGCAATATTGCTTGAACATCGCCAGTTTTTTGTGATCTTGCTAATGGCGATACATATTCAATATCAACAGTTTGACCTTGTAATGATACTGGCGGTTCAGGTAATAATTGCTTTCTAAGTAAAATATTAAAACATCTTGTTATTAAAGGTTGTAACATTTCTGCTTGTAGTCTGCCTAAAACTGGCGACAACAATCTCATTTTTTCCTCATTACGCTGCATAACTTCGGTTGCTGTCATTCGTACATCTTGCGACATTAATAATTGGTCCACAAAGTATGCTTGGCGTATTGCTGTTCTTCGTTGTTCTTCTAAATTTAATCCAACTGGTGTGTTTGCACCAATTTGTAATGGTTCAATTCTATCTCTTGTACCAGATCTATAATAATTTAATCCCCCTGGCTGTGTTCTAACTGGTAAAACAAAACTATCATCAGGAACAAGTAAAGGTGGATCAACCATTTTCTGTGCAGCTTTAATTGTTGTTTCTGACATTTTATTTAGCATTTTAATGTCAGGTAATGCTGTCATACTTGGAGAACGACCATATACTTCACTTGATGATTTTAACCATCGAGGAATAACAAAAGGAAACTCATTAAAACCAGATATACTAATTACTTTTTGATCTTCGTTATCATAATAAATCGATACATATTTCATTGATTTATTATCCATTTTATATGGATTAGATTGATCGTTAGGTTTAACGCATTGATTTATAGTAACTTCATCATAAGGTTTTTTTTCTGCAATTTCTTTAATTCTTTTAGATAGCTTATCGCCAAATCGTTGATAGGCAGCTCTTGCTGTCATTTTAAATTCACGATGAATACTATCTACATATCCTTTATCATTTTCTGAAATATAAATTTCTTTTATGTGTCTTGTTGAAAAACGAATAAATTTATCATCATCTTCTTCAATCATCATGCAAGCTGTACCAAACGTACAAAGATCAACATACAATTCATGTATTTCTTGTTGAAAATTTGACCTATCAAGAGCAATATACATCGATTGGGTACTTGCTTCTAACCACTCCTGGCTTTCTTCATCCATGGCAAAATTTTCGTTTTTAAAACGCATACTAAACCAAGGTGTTGCTGCATTTGTTAACATACCATGCAAGGAAGAAGATAATAATTCCGCAGCGTGCAAAGCTGTACCATCAAAAATAAATTCGGTTCGTTTATCGCCAGATGATCTTTTAACATTAACATCAGCTCTACGAGGTAAAACATAATCAGCGATTTCTTGCCAATGACTTTCCCAGTTTAATCGTTTTCCTTTTAACTGTGCAAATTGACTACTTAATTGTTTTATATCCATATTATTGACCTAATGTATCTTTCTTTGTTTTGTTGCCTTGTTTCAATCCTAATAATCCTAAAACAGTTCTATCTGATGTAAATTGTTTACCAGATTGTTTTGCAGAAAAACTTTTCATATAATCATTGTAAGCCGCTTGTGGTTGTGCAACATCCGCTAAATTTTTACCAGCACTCAACCGCATAACACTTCCGCCAATTCCTGGCATCGCAAAAGATAACGCTGCTGTTGATATTCCTTTAATTTTATTTTGTCGTTCTAACATTTCTTTTGAGATTGGTGTGCTTGTCATTACGCCAGTTGGATCGCCACTACCCATCGCACTATTAGAAGAACCATATTTTATTGTATTAGCATTAGAAATAATTTTACCATCTACAACATTAGAATATCCACCTGTATCTTTATTGTAAGACAATAATCCTCTTTTTTCCATTTCTTTATTTGTTTCTTCCGATGCTTCTGCACCATACATAAATCTGTCTTTGCCTTTTAAATTATAAGCAAGTGTTTTCTTTTCATCTTGCAAATAATCCATCGGACCAGGCACAGTTGTTTTTAATCCTAATTTTTTTTTAACAACTTCTTTAATTTCATTTGCTTGTTGTTGGTTAGAATTATTTTGTCTTTCTTGCCTATCCTTACTGGCTGTGCTTGTTGCTGCTCCCATATTAACCGCCTAATAAAGTTTTCTTGGCAATATTTGCTTCACTTGTATCGCCTTGATTACTTGTTAAAATAGTATCGGTGTACCCTTTTTTCTTATTTGCCATTAATTTTGCAATTTTTTCCTTTTTAGGATCTGGTAAATCTTCCGCTACCGCTGGTGGTAATTTAGGTTCTGGTATAAAAGGGGGTAGTGCTGGGGGTTTAGGTGCTAAAAATCCCATTGTCTTAATTCCTTATGTTTAGGGGGTTATAGTTTGTGCCTTGTGCAAATTTTTCTAATCGTTTGTTTTCGTCTAAATCTAATTCTCTTATCGCAACCGCACAAGTTCGCCACGCATCTGCATAATGCGAGGAATGATCGTGTACTGGTTTTGAAAATATACGCTGTTTATCTATCCACTTTCTGTGATACCATTTCATCGCATCCAGGAAAGGTTTGCAATTAGACCTATCAATATAGGTTTTTGCTAATAAAATTTGACCAGCGTGAATACCATCTTCAATCGATAATTTTGGACACACCTTAATTGGTCGCATCCCCATCGAGTAGGCATATTCTTTTCTTGTATGTCCAGTTGATAGTTCTCGCTGCTCTATGTCATGCGGAAAAACATAGTTGCGGATATTGTATTCTGTTTTCTTAATATAATCGGCATAAAAGTCCAGACTTTTATTGCTATCACTATAACAATCAACAATGAACAATGCTCGACCAATTTGTTGTACAAATAAAATTACAGTTTGATCACTTATTCCTAAATCAAAATAACAATCTACTGGGTAACCAGGATCATATGGATAATGAGAAATTTTTTTATCATCTTCCATTTTAGAAATTATTTTTCCGTAAATTGATCCTGATATATTTGCTGTCCAAGAACATTCAAATTCTTGTTGGTATTGGTCCTCCGTCATCAGCTTTCTAGCCGATTCTAATTCTTCTTTTGGTACTAATCCTGTTTCACTAGCTTTAAATGTGCAAGTGTACCAATCAGGTAATGATTTTGCTTCTTCAAACAAATCATAAAACAAATTCATTCCTTGTGGTGTACCTATGAAACAACATTTTCCAAGACGATCAGAAATAGCTGGTCTAATTACTTCCGCAAACATTCTGCTATCCATTTGTGCATATTCATCACAAACAACAAAGTCAAAAAATTGTCCACGACTGGCATCAGGATTTTCTGCTCCAAATAATGTTATTCTAGCGCCATTAGGAAAATCGGCACGCAGCTCTGTTTCATTAAACTTCATTCCAGGAATAACCCTAGAAAATTCTTTTAAATAATCCCAAGCGATTAGTTTTGCTTGCACCCTCGTTGGAGAAAAGAACGCACCACGAAAATTCTTTTTATCGGATGTTAATGCTTCTTTAATTAAATGATTTATGGCAAAAACTGTTTTACCACCCCTACGATGCATAACGCACACCGCAAACCTGTATTGTTTTAGTTTTTCGTGCAGCTCTAACTGTTGAGGTCTTGGCTTGTACGCAATTTTAATTATTTTCATTAGTTTTTTCCCACCTAAATTTAAGTTGCTCGTTTACTGGATGCCAAGTTCTGTTTTTTCTTGATGTCCACCCTAAATTATGTGTTGGTCTAGGTTTTGTTTCTGAAACTTTATTCCACCCCACAGCTTTCATGCTAGATCCACTTTCACTTGCTAAAGTGTAAGTTATAAGTTTTTTACCACCCATAGCTTGCCAAACTCTCCAACATCTTCCATAAAGATAAGAACAAGCGTTTTTTGGAGCTGGATCTTTTATACAAACTCGTAAAACTTCTGCAACAAACTGATCGTCTAATCTTCTTGCAACTGGTCTGCCAACAATAGCAACACCAATTAAATTATTTTTATATAATGTGCCTAAAGAAAATCTATGACCTTGTGATTTTTTATTATGTCTATGATGTTCAGTAACAAAATCATTTGCTTCCTTTAATTTTAAAGGAATTATAGTAAAATTCATAAATCATTTAATGTATAGTATCATCTGCCGCAGATACTTCTGGTATGTTGAGTGCCGCAATTACAAATCGAGCCGCTTCAAGTGCATCTTCTTTATTTGCAAAATTTTTTAATTCTATTGTTACAGTATTTGTTGTTTCGTTAAATAATACCGCAGCGTTAATGTCTGTGTCCATGAGTGTCTAAATCTCCCATCTTAATATAAAAAACCCCGCAGATAAATCTGGCGTGTATCGAGCTTGGATATATCCATATTTTAATAATAAAAAGCTATTTACTTTTATTATAGGTCAATGACC